TCTAGTGTCTTGGATATCGAGATACAGAGGGGAATAGGCGATATCAATTAATGTAAGTAACTTCTGTAATTGAGAATCTCCAGTTGTGTAATCATCAGTAGATTCAAGCAATGAAGGTGGAACAAACTGTGATGGTAATAAGTTTAATGGTTGCCAGCTAGTGCAAGTCTCATAGTTTTTCCAAACATGAGTAGTAAGACCCTTTATCCCATCGTTTAACTGAATAGTTCCACCTTGATATAGATTTGCAACAATCAAATCATGAACAAATGCAGAAGGGTTATAAGTTAATGAAGTGCTGCTTGGATTTAAGAAATACATCCAAGATAGATTATTTATTAGATATATGTGATTAGAACTTACGCTTCCACCTTCAAGAAAGTCTAACGAGGGATTATTTGTTCTAATCCCTGGAAGTAGCACATCGGTTAAGAATTCCGATAGTTCTGCACTAGTATTAAAATCTCTGAATGAGTAATCCAGCGGGACGAGTATTTTTCTTTCAAAGTCATTAATATCAATATCAGTCAGATTGTTTTGCTTTACAAAGAACTGCGCTATACCGCTAGGCTGATTGATACCACTAAACACCGTTGCAGAGGGTGCTGATATTTGGAGTATAGAACTAAAATTTTGTATTACATTTAAATGAGAATTTATTACTTGATCAATGATGTCAATTTCTTTTGTCGATAAAGATTCATCTTGTTCAAAGTAAATTGAAGGGACAATATACTTTAAAGCTTTATCATAATTTGATTTAAAAAACAAATTATTGTTTTTAGAGTTTAAAGTATTAGACATATGCCACGTTTATAGTAAAGTTATTTAACTGTAAAATTTCATTAAAGTTAAGTTTTATAGAATCAAAAATGTTATCTAGTGTAGCGAACCTAACTTCTTCTGTTTCAAACACTTTATATAAAAGTTCTTGTGGTATGAACTCTCTACCAAAATCAGTATTATCAACTGCAAAAAAGTCTAAAATTTTTGTTCTAACTTTTGCTTTAATAGTTTCTTCTGAAGCTTGATACTTTTTGTCTAATCTTAATGTTATGATTAGATCTATCGTCCTTATCAACCCATCAACAATGACTGCTTCATCAGTCATCATCTTTTTCTCTGATATCGCTTCTGCAATTTGTCTCTTATATTCTGGCGTGGCCTTTCTTAATTGTATGTTATTAGATTTTTCCAATACGTAAATATCAATTATATTAGCCGAAGAATATGCTCTCCTTGTGACCGCTGTAGCCTTTCCAACTGAGCCGTAAGAACTAATATAAGAGTTCACAAAAGCTTTGTAATCTTCTAGTGTGACCAATCTATTCAGTGATCTAAAAGTAAGAGGGCCATATTTTTTAGCATGTTCTATGGTTTCAGCATCTGACCCTCCAGTTCCCTTTGAAGTATTTTGAATAGTTGCCTGCGTAGTGCCAAGAGGTATTGTTACAGGGTTCGAATAAAATATAGTATTAATTTTAGTATTTAATATGCCCCTGGCGATATTACCTCTAGTTCCTCCACCTACTCTGTAAATTATTCTGTATGAATCTCCAATGGATGGGACTTTACCTAAGTTATTATCCCCGAACACAACCCTGGCACCATATTGATCATCGGAGACCACTTGAAACACTTTATCCCCGCTACCCGAGGCAAAGAACAAGTTTTCTACTTGCTTATATTGACCACTAGTGGAACTCTGACCAGTTATAAAAGCTTGAATACTTCCCTCAATAACAGGGGATCTTTGAAGGCTTATAGATTTTAAGGATTCAGTATCTGCAAAGGATCCAGTCTCAACAACTAAAGATCCTTCTAATAATACTAAACTTGAAACTAAAGTATTGGAAGCTTTCTCTGAATTATAAATTACTACATTACCTTCACTATTAGATAAGTCTATATCACCGTTCTGGGATACCTTGTATAGAGTGTATGAGATTGGAAGCCCGTCTTCAGGAGATGTAACAGATACAACTCTGTTTTGTGGTGAAATAGATAAAAATGATTCACTAGTCCACCCAGGATTGGAAGCTAAAATTAAGGATGCATCTGTGGCGGCAGCTATTGGTCCTTTAATTCTTATGCCAATTAGTTCTAACAACTTTTTAACATTGTTTCTTGATCTTGCAGTCTTAATATAATTTTCGTTAGCTAGGTAGTCAGCTTTGTAAGATAGCACATGCCCCATGTAGGCTACCAACTCTACAAGCATCATTCCAAAGTCTGACTCAGCAAAATAAGTATAATCTAATGGATAAACAGTTTTTATATAATTTACTAAACTATCCTTTAAAGATTGAAAGTCTGTTGCTTCAAAATTAATAAGATTAGACTTATCAGAATCTTCAACCCTGACAAGCTTTAAAAAATCAGATTCTATTTTGCCGTTAAATACCATTAATTTATCTCTACTTTTACTTCAAATTTTAAAGCATCATCTTCTTTTAACGCACAATATAATTTAATATTAAGTGCGTGCCCGCCAGATAAAGTAGCGGATTCTATAGGAATAATTTGTATCTTTAAAAGATCAACATTGCTCGCATACTTATAGACTGACTCCATTATCTCTCTCCTTATTCTATTAAGAAGAGCCTGATCTAGAGGTTCCATTAAATAGTCTTTTAAATTTGTTCCAAAGTTAGGGCGCATCACCCGCTCTCCTCTCCTGGTGAGCAGCAATTGCCTTAAATTAGATTTTATTAATTCTACTCCCGAAGCTTTCTTAAGGAACAATCCATCAGACATTTCTCCAAATGGAAAGTTTAATCCAAAATATTTTTCGCCCTTTGATTTAATATCAAAGCTAGCTGATCTTGGCACTTCCCTTCCGTAGAAGTTTATATTTTGATTTATTGCCATGTTATATTAAATTGGATGTGTCTATGTTCTTAAAAAAGTCTCTGTGGGCTTTATAATTATTTAGTATTTCAGAAGAACTTAAAGGCTTAGAATAAAATTTTAAACTGCCTAAATATCCTCTTAGTCCACTAATAATTCCACCATACTCTCCACCCAAGAAGTTTCCTGATAGGGCCATGCCATCAGTGTAGCCTCCCCCAACTATCCAAGGAGTAAAGTAAGTATCCAGTTTAGGTCCATACTTTAATGCTGCTGGCGCACTGGTTCCGACTGATGAAGTGGAATATTCAAAGCTGTTAGACTTCTTAAATGTAGGTATACTTGGAGCGTGATACTTGCTAATTCCAAATACATAAGACAAACTTGAAGTATTTATTAAATTTCCATCAAAATAAATTTCTATCTTATCTTCTCTGGGGTTTAAAGAAACCGCCATATGACAGAACTCAGATTGACATGCGGACACCGCTTTAGCACCCAAAATTGAGCTAACTGGTGTCACCATAGAATGATACCTGTTTCCTCCGATGCAAAAATTCTGATCGTAAATATTTCTATTAATTAGACCAACTGAAGATGGACTTGTCGATTGTGTCGGGGCTAAGAAAAATACAGACTTCGACAAAGGGTTATCAGATGAGTTATTTGATGGAGTTTGATCGGAGCAAAGTCTTCTGTCTCTAGAGAATCCTAGTAACAATCCCCTTACACTTCGATCCCCTAAATCGTTTTGTTGTGCCTCAGACTGCGCTGTGGATGATCCTACGTATCCAGTGTTTTCGTTAGCCAGCACAAGCCTGTAAAGGCTCGATACCCCATCAGCGTTGTATACCCCCGTAGAATCAACTAGGTTTGGAGCTAGAGTCCAGAAATCAATAGAAGCTCCGTTGTGGCTATACAGAAGATCGTTGAACTGCTGGCTGTTTGGCAGCTTTACATAGCTTCCTAGTGCTTGTGGCTGAGTTGCACAGGTGCTGAAATTTCTTGTAATTCCTTGTAGATATGGAATTCCAAGTCCAGATCTAAATACGAAATCTTGATCGGTAGTTACCAATTGAGCATACTTCTCATTGGTTTCAGAAATTGAATTTCTTAGAGTAAAATTAGTTGAAGATGGATCTTCAATTGTTGTATCTAAGAAATTATACATTGCAATCATACCATCAGTTGTTATGAAGCTTTCTGAGGGTAATATCACTGCATCTGTCGCGGATACTGAGCTACCATCATATATTATCGCACCGTTCCCCACTTCTGGGATTATAAGGTGTTCAAGGGAAGAGTTCTTGGTAAACACTCTTGATACGGTAGGCAATCTAGTCGCTATTGGTGATATTACCGTATCAATGTCCACTTGAGAGAATGTTAAAGCTTTCTGCTTTTCAAGATCTAAAGATAGATTTACTCCAGCTAAATAAGTAAAATCATTTACGGGTATTTCTCCTGGGCTATACTCTGTGGTTATCCCATAAGTAGCTCTAAAATCTCTTGGCAACTTGACAGCCAATTCAATTTGTTTTTTACGTTTATTTACACTTTCTTGAAGAGTTGAATTTTCTGAAATTAATGATTGCTTGTAATTATAAATAATTGCTTGGGGTGCGTTATCAGTTTCTAATTGATTTATTTGAGAAGACAAATCATAAATTCTCTTATTTCTATTTCCAATTAATTCTTGTAAGAATCCGTCTTGATCGTAATAAGGTTTCAAGAAATCAGAATCATCTATCTTATTAAAATCTAAAAGGGTATTTATATACAACTTTAAATCTTCTGTAGAGAATGCATCTCCTCTCCCGCCCAGGCTTGGATCTTGATTTAACTTCCACTGATTAGCCTTAGACTGTCTATTCTTCTTATCATTGAGATATACTAACGCTGGCGTTACCCCACTCGATTGAGAATCAAAATAGATTCCATCATTAGATAATACGAATTGCCCGAATGTTGATCTTGGTGGGCCATACACCAATCGGAATATTGGTTTATCCTCTGGAACTGGAAGGTCACAATTCGTTACTAAGTTTGTCCCTGAAAATAGATTCACTGCATCACAAGTGAATGTTGGTTCTAGGCTTGGGTCTGCAATTCTATCAGCTAAAGTATCATCTATTGCCTGAATCAAAGCGGTTGCACTAGCAATAAAAGTAACTGCATTATTGAGCGCAGCAGATTCAACTGAGAATTGAGAATTTATATAATCAGCGTAAGCCGATGGGTCTGCCGGAAGTTGAGTTACTGCATTTCCATTCTTATATTTAAGATAATCAAAATAAGTTTGAAAACAATCTCGTATCTGATTTACTTGATCTACTCCAGCTTGGTAGTTAGACCACAATCCTGCACCGAACTGAGCGGCCCCATTAAGGAATGCTCCAGCCTCATTTAAACCACCAAAGAATCCAGAATCATAGCCGTTCTTAGAGGCATTAGATACAAAAGTAAATCCTCCCTCTTCACTATCCCATTCAATAATTCCAAATATATTTCTAAGCTGTGCCCCTATGGACTTTACAACATCATCAGCTAATGCCACTGCATTTTGAGAATCACTCTTCATTCCAAACAATGCTGGGCTAGGAATAAGCTTTAAAACATCTAGTCCCAAGGTTAGAAGGCATGATGGAAGCCCGAATCCTGTTCCTACCGCTGCTGGAAGGCTTCCACCCCCCGCTGCTACTGTTTGTGCTGCGTTTAAATCAAATGCTGCCATAATTAATTACCATATGCCCCAGTTACTGGGCGAATCGCTCCGACTCCAACTAACGGAGTAGGCAGCGGTAGCGTTGCCACTGTGGGTGACGCTGGTGCCCAGATATGTCCTGGGGTTCCAATTGGACTGCCAAAAGCTATATTAGATGCAAGAGAATTTAATTGGAACGATTGTGAATCCATATTAAATACTGCGGAGTTAGCTTCAATCGCTAGAGGACTTCTAATTCCAATAAGGGAGTTGGATCTAATGTCTGTCGGTCCTTGGGATGAGGTTCTTACAGAGCCGTCAGACGTAAGTTGAATGTCGCCTCTCGCTTTAAGATTGATATTTTCGGCTTCCATATTAATATTCTGCTCAGAGGCAATATTTACATTCCCTTTTGCATATATAGTAACATCACCCCCAGAGTTAAGTTGTATGACCCCGTTAGGTGTGGAAATTAAAATTTTGCCTGGATCCCCAGTTATTGGGTTTCCTGTTCCTTGGGTGTAAATATTAATATCTTTCCATTTAGAAACTAGGTTAATATTTCCATAAGGGGATCCGTCCCCAGAGTTAACTCCCGTGGAATTGTTCTCAATGACCACATCTCTTCCATCGTTTAGGGTGACACGGAACTCCCCCGCGTCCGCGACATGTCTTTGAGATGATTTAGATTTTATAACTATGGAGTTGCTGGAATGAACTGCATTGCTGTTTGCTGTAATAGTTATTCCATCTCCATCTTTATTTCTAAGAATAACACAATCCAGATTAGGGTTATCACTTAAAACTAATCTGTGACCCTGACTGCTTTTTACTGCAACTTTGTCTCGGGGGATTTCTGAGCCATCTGTATTGTAAAAGTTTGATATTGTTATCCCTGCACCTTTAGGATTTGTAAAGGTAAACGCTTTAGGCTGATTATCAGAATTAAATATATTCCTACCAGATATTAATGCAGACTTTATTTTGTTGAAAAAGTTTTTAATTACTTTTGGTCTGGATACAATAGTTGAGAGGTAGTAATAATTTTTATCGTCTGCCTGCAAAACTAGGACTTCCGATCCATTAGTAGGTGGAGCAAAAAATCCACCTTCATAAGTCGAGTAGTTTGGAGATGTATAAATTACGTATGCTGACTCCTCTTCTCTAAAATGAGGGGCAAATTTAACTTTAAATTTTCCTTCATTAGTAGGGTCGATTATTGAAACGACTTTAGCTCTTCTAACATTCATTATTTAATTCCATCTGGTGTAAGTCCAGTTCTAGCTAACACAAATTCTGAATAACATTCACTTGTATTTATTACGTGTTTAATTCCACTAATATTAAAAATACCTGAGAAGAAATCAAATATTTCTGAAACATCCACGACGGCAGGATTTATTGGACCTGCAATAGGTGGGACTTTTTTCGATAGTAATATTGCTTGCTTATTAACAGCCCTTAACCCTGCCACCCAGAAGAATGGCACAGTTCTGACGGATACAGTTGCACTCATTTTTTCATATAGATGCGCGAAAAGTCTAGCTTTTAATGAATCAGCAGAACTGTTTTCACTAATTAAATTTTTATTTATTTCAATAAAAGATCCGCTATTGTCTACTCCAGCATTAAGAACTGCATTAATATACTCTGCTATTAATGATAGTTCGGCTTGTATTTCTGTATCATTTGCCAAAAACTCGTCGAAGAATACTGACTTACCATAACTATTAACAGGTAATGATCTAACATTTTTCCCTAACAAAGTTAATATATTTTTTCTTACTAAATCATTATCATTATTACTAGCTTGTAAAAATTTTAAGAAATTATTTTTTCTTCTAGTAAGTCCTTGATATGCATCAATAGGCAAAGATCCAACTTCAGTATAGTTTTCTGTTCCCGTATAATCTATAGACAGTATTGAATCTAATAAATTATTAAATGCATAATTAGTTGGAGAAGAGTCAATATAATTATTATTTTTTCTAATCTCTCTGATTTTGGCTTCTTTCTCCATAATTTCTTTATATTCTTTTATTACATCCTCAACTAGTTTTTCAAAATTTATTTTAGTATTGTAGTAAAATACGCTCTTTTCATAATTAGCTGGGACTTTGAGTAACAATTCATTTTCTGTAGTATTTCCTACGCTAAAATTTACTGTTTGCAAATAAGGAATTGTATTTTGTAAAACTGTTATTGCAAGAACATTAGAATTTTTTAAATTGTGCATGAATATTGGAGTATCTGAATTTTTAAAAAATTCATTATTACCAATAAAATCTATAAATTTACTATTTGCTTTTTTGTTTATAGAATAATCGTTAAGTTCATCTAATATTATTTTCTCACTAAATCCAGAATTACTACGTCTTCTAGATAATAAATTGCTTAAACCATTTAAATAAAATTTTGAAGTTAATTTTTGTTGTAAAGAATAATCCGATAAAGTTTTTATAGGTCCAAAAGGAGTAGTGGACCCTGGACTCATATCTTGATCAAATGCAAGCCCATCTCTGTGATAATAATTTCTTATCGCTTGGACATCCCCCATAATGATACATGGTGCATTAGCATCTGATATAACTTTTTCTTTAGCTAAAAGTTCTAGCTTTAAAATATCAACTTCTGTGCTGATAAAAAATTCTCTGTTTACTCCTTTCTCACCTAGCAACGATTGTATTCCATCGTTTATTTTATTCAATGGTCTATACCAATCTACTAGTGCTGCTGACCTAATAGAATTATCTGATGCCAAATAATTACTAATATCTATAGAAAAAATCCATTGCTTACTCTCGACAGGTTTAGGTTCAGGGGCTGGATAATGGGAGGGCGGACGGGGAGTTGGAGGGCCTTGAACTGGGAGATCTTGGCTTGGTGCATTAAGATCGTAAGGATTCTTGACTGGGACATTGAGCATAGAATCCAATATACGATTCTGGTTTGGGCTATTTATTGTAGGAAAGTCTCTATCGTATGGATCTGATTTAAGGTCTCCTGTAACCTCATCCCTCATCATCCCAGGCGGAATAAAAGTAGGATCGTCTAATCGAGTTCCGTTAATTAAATCTGGCTGTATAAATGGTAGTGGAACGCTCGCTTGTGCTTGCTCGTTTATTGATTTATTTCCCTTAGCATCCACTTCATCCAATACATCGGATCGTTGATTATTAAAGTCTGTAGTATTTTTTGATGGAACTAAGTTTTCTGGTATGCTCTCAAAGGTTTTTAATACAGAATTAAATCCAAATAGCTCTCTAATAGAAGACAGGTATTCAAGATCCTCTCCGCTATCGGAAACCGGACCTTTTAATCTAGACATAAAATATTTCTCAAAATTATCAAATACTGACGGAAATAACAGTAAACAGTTTCCGTCTGATGTCTTTGCAATTGTAGATATGTATTTTTTAGTTAAATCTTTTAATACTAAATCAATATTTGGTTTTTCCTGCTGAAAATACATTACACTTACTTTTAATGTAGGAGAAACATCATTTAAAAATCCAAGTTCTGATTCTGGATTTACTTTTCCTATATTGTAAAAAATATTTTCTCTGAATAGCGGAGTGTCATTATTTGGAACAAATTTCAAAATGTAATATCTTCTGCCATTAGTATCAATTTCTATGTAAGCCTCTTTTAAGTCAGCAGACATTGGATCTGCCCAGTTTTTTAAATCAGGACCAACACCAAAAGAAAAATATAATTTATTTTTTACACTAGCTTTAGATAAAGAATTTAATTTTGCTAAAGTTACTGCGTTAGATAATAAACCTTTAAAATAATTTTTTAGAAATCCATCGGATAAATATTCAAACTCAAAGTTGTTATCGAAATCAAAAATTCGCAATACAATTTCAATTTTTTTATCAACATTTAAACTATACTCAAATGAATTTAAATACTTGTTATTTTTTCCGCTAATAAAAAATACATCTCTTTGATTAGATTTAATTTCATCTAATTGCAAAAATTCCTTATTAAGGAATATATTTTTTATTAAATCATAATTTTTAGTTAAAATTATATTTGGAACTAAAACTTGAGCCATATTACTGCTTTGGAATTAAAATTCTATCTCCTACATTAAGTTCTTGGAATGGGTCTTTAATATTGTTAAACATCATTATCATCCAATCTTTAGTAGTTGTTCCATAAAAATAATTTGATATTAAATCTGGTCTATGCTCATACCCTGCTGGGACATAACCAATTTCAACATCAGAATTCTCTAAAGAAGTAAGATTATCATACACTGCGTCCTTATTAGATGCAGAAATTATTTTACCTTTATGAAGAATTCTATTACTTCCTAATGTGTAATGATTTTTGTATATCATAATAATTATTTAACTGTTTGGCTTACCTCTATGAATATTTCAAAATCATCCTTCAATCCAGTGAATGGATCTAAAGTCCCATAGGTTTCTACAGATTCCCAACCAGCGATATTCTCGTTTTCAAAGAACGTAAAAGGTTTGAACTGTCCGAAATCTCCAGTCCTCACTTCGTTTAAACTCATCGTTACTTGAATTTGTCTAGGAGTTAAACTAAGCAAGTCATATCCAGCCTTGTCATTAATTTGTATTTGTATATTGCTACAAATGCATGGAATATTATTATACATGGTTCCATGGTTTACATAAATTATTGGTGGGCCTAAACTTGTATTTTTAGTATTATTTAAAACAGAAGTCCTAAGAACATTAGTCCATAGAAGTAAATAATTTACAGCACCTTGAGCAACAAATTCTTTTTCTTTCTTAGGAGTAAACCATCCAATATCTATTGAATCTATGGTTGTCGTAATACCTTTTATCAATTCAGCAAATTTAGATTGCTTAGGTTCTTTATTTACATCCTGTGGAATCTGTATTGAAGTCTTAGCTCCAACTATTTCCTGCTGTAAATATGCTATTTGCCTTAACTCATTCAAAGCCTTGGCATAATAATCTATTTTTTCACTAGAAATTCTTTTCTTGTTAAAGAAAGATCCAAAATTTGCCTCTTCAGAAATATTGCTATTTTTCTCAGAGAAGTTTCCTGCGTTTGGGGGAAGCCCTATTTGATAGGCATATTCTACTATATTTGGTAGGGTGATATTAAATTTAAGAGATAGAGTTCTAGACTTTGCACCAAGATAAGAAAAGAGACTCCCTGCTCTACCGATCAAATCAATCTGTGCTAAATTTGAAGATTGAGATTCAGTAATATCAATATTCTCTAACATTGGAAGATAAAATTCCAATGGGAATGCGTTTACCCTGGGGTATGCATATAGCAAGTATGATCTATCTGCTAAAAACCTAGAATTTAATTTTACTTTTTTAGGTGTTGGCATTTTAGTTTCCTGTTTGAGCTGCTGCTGGTATCAGTAATCTATCGTCTTTACTTACATCTACTAGCTTGTCTAATTTCTCTACCATCTTAGTTAGAAGCTCAATATTTCTTGCTTCCATTCTAGTTTTATCAGTGGGTCCAAGAGACATTATTTGAGAGTTTATTACTTTACTCAATCTTGTGGCAGTGGTTTCTTCAAACTGAATTTTTGATGCTTGGTCTTTTAGGTCTTCTTTGTTTTTTATTTCGTTTGCTAGTCTTGTATTCTCTTCTGTCTTTTTAGCCGCTTCAACTAATGCATTGTTGGAACTATTCCACTCACCGTAAATATCATACAAATCCTTAGCAAACATTCCCACACCAACAACTGCTCCAGCAATTGTTCCGATGACTGGAATAACGCTAGCGGTGACTGTTGTTGCTGCTCTCCTTGCTAGGGCGGTTGCTATCTTGCCACCTATCTTTCCACCTATGATTCCGCCTATGCCTGCTCCTCCAGCTATGTTAGCTCCAGCCTCGATTGTGCTTCTACCTTTTCCAGCTATCTCACTTAGTGTTCCATGGATATCTTTCATTTGTTCTTGAATTTTAGAATAAAATTGTTTTTGAATTTCTTCAAATGTCATATCCTGTCGCACACCCTCAACCATTTTTTGAGTATTATCTTTTATCGCTTGAGCCATTACGTTTACAGATTTAACATTATCCATTCCAAATGTCTCATTTATCCTAGCGTTGACAGCATTCATGCTTAATAAATCTCTAGAAGATGACATCTGAGATTTCATAAACCTATCTGAAATAAGAACTAATTGGCGCATCAACTGAGCTACTTCCGCAGGATTAGTGGATTCAAGTGCTCTGTTAATCAAATCTAATGCACCAGGAATTCTGAGAGCTACGCTCGCTAGGTTTTCCTGTCCAAAGAAAGCGTTAAATGTTTTCATCATCTCCTGAGAGTTTCTCATTCCTATTTCCTGAGCAAATAGGGAGAAGCCTTCCACCAACTCTTTTGACCCTCCAACTAAATTAGTGTTTAGATCCTCTCCAATTTTTTTGGAGATCATATTTAAAGCTTGTAATGTTTTCTCCTGGCTTATTTGGTATAACTGCCCAGAGTGTGTAAGTGATGCAACCAAGTCCTGTGATTCTTGATTGTTTAAGTTTAGATAATAAGAATTCTCAGCCAAGAATTCAGTAAGCTCCCCTGTTGATTGCCCAGTGAGCTTCATTCTGGCTATCAATCTTTGAGTGCTGTCGTTTAGAACTCTAAAACCTGAGTCTCTTAAATCAAAGATAGAATCACCAAGCTCGCTTAGAGGAACACCAAGATCAGATCTAAGGTTTAACTCTTTAAGCCTTGTGTTTCTACCTAGAGCTTCGTTGGTAAGTGCGTCTATCTTTTTAAACGAATCCATGAGCGTTCGTTTAAAGAAGTTTTCAAGCTTATCGAGAATCCCTTTGTCCCCAGCACCCGTTGGATCTTTTGATTTTTGAAATTTAGTATTATAGTCTTCAAATGTTTTTACGAACCCAGGCAAGGCTCTCTCTAGCGTGGAAAATGAATTTACCAAACTCCCTAACTGGGTTAATAATTGTTGAACTTGCGCTGGTGTTGCCATTTAATTAACCTAATTCCAATTTAAAAGACGTTCCTATCTTTGAGAAGTTAAATGTTTTAAAGTTAGTGACTCCAAAAACTTTATCCATTGTATTTTTCATTCTGCTATAGTTAGTCCTTCTCTGCTTGTAGAATGAGTTAATAACCATCGTTAATCCTGGCAAAGTTTCTTCTAATTCGTAAGTGCATAAAAGTCTATTGCCTCTACTAGAGAGATAATTACCTCTTCTAGCCCTTTCCGTGGAGACAACTAGCAGTCTTCTGGACCCGAACTGACCATCATAGCTGAATGTTACTATATCCCCAGGCAGCATCGAGCCTGGAGAACATGGTTTTAGTGAGACGGATGACTCTCCGTAAACTTCCTCAGCGGCTTGCTTGAAAGTTTTAGGCAATTGTAATTTTTTTACAAATTTTGAAAAAATCATCAGATTTGCTCAGGATTTAAAATTTTCCCTCTTATAATATATATAATAACTAGCTTAATTATTAGTTATAAAGTAGGTTTATGAATAACAGTGATACAGATCTTGTAGACTTTTTAGATTTAGTAAATTTTACATTAAGTGAAGAATTTACTGATAAGTGGAGATATAGATTTAGTTTAACTTTCTTAAAAGAATTTCAATCTAAAGTAATTAAAGCATTAAAAGATAGAAAGCCTATAAAGATAGAATCTTTATTTAGACACCTGTCAAAGAGATGTGGCTATTCCCCAGAACAGGTTAAAAACTTCTTTGAAGCGATAGACATAAACATCTATCACCCGCTAGTTTTAGGCAAGCTGTCTTCTTTAGCCTTGAGTTGAGCCGTCTGCTCCTCAATCCTCTGCTGAACTGAGCATTGATCGTTAAACAGAGGGCACATGGGCTTATACTCGCACCAGTCACAGAACTGATTCTGCATGGCTGGGAACTCGTCTTTTTTCTTCTTGCGGATCTTCCAGACCTTGGCGATCTCGCGCTCTCTCCAGGAATTAACAGCACCCTGTGAGAACTTAACTGATACTAAACTGTCAGTTAAAGGGTAGTAGTGAGCGCAGTAAATTTCATTCAGTGGAATATTAAACTCCTGGCTTACGGCATAAGCGTAACCCATTAACTGTTTATCCCTCCCAAGTTCAACTCTAGACTTTTCCTTCTTGGAAGTTTTGTAGTCGATAATTAAAATTCCACCATTTAAACCACGGACGATTCGGTCTATAAATCCGTTGTATTTGATTCCATCGGCAAGATTAACTGAGAACTCATGTTCTACTGCGACTGTCTCTCCCAGCCCCTTGTTAAACTTTAAAAAGTTATCGAGGCACTGGTGAATGCGATCCTTGTATACAAATGGAACTTTGTAGTCTTTTTTAATGTTTTCTGCAATTTTCTCTAGTTGTGAGATATGATTCTCGGTGTAGCCTAGCTCAAAGATGCGGTGTATGTATGTTCCGAAGTCCAAAGCGTCCTCGTTTTTTGATGGAAACCCTGGGAGCTTCCTGATATATCTATACTCATACTTGAGCAAACATTGATCTATTACGTCAGATTTTGAATTACTTAGTCTATCAATAAACATGATTACCTCGACTTATATTAGAGCCTACCTCACGGAAAAGTTCAACGGTAAATACAGAATTTTAAGTGGTGGCCGGGAGATGGTCATCCCTTCAATATTTATCGACCGTGACCCTAAACGTCACATGTCTATTAACTTAGACACAGGGCTTTGGCAATGTTTTAAGGCTCAGAAGCGAGGTAACTTCGTCCAGCTATACGCAGAGTTGGAGCGACTGACTTACAAGCAGGCTTATTCTAAGTTTTTAATTGATGAGTTCTTCTCTGAGGAAAAGCCACAGCCCAAGGAAGAACCTGCCAAAGTGTTAATCGAAGAGGAGTTCACTAACTTCCACCCAGTCGATGCCTACAGCTTTGACAAGGAAGTTAACTCCTTGGCAGCAATGACGCTTGTTCAGCGAGGAGTCCTTAACCAAGGCACCTTCTATTACGCCTCAGAAGGCCCCTACAAGGGCCGATTG